GGTACCAAAAATTTTTAGATCAAATTTTGGCACTGCGAATATTGGCAACACGAAAGTGATTGTTTAAGAAAGTGCGCTAAGTTGTTGATTTGTAATGGAAAACAGACCAGTCAAGAAGTGGCGCACAAAGAAAGTTTTGCAGAGTCCGTTACGGAAGGTGTACGGATCTAAGGAAGAAACGTTGGAGATGGGGATGACAGAAGCTCAGAAGGAAGTGTTTTTGGCGATAGATGTGTGGTGGGAGCGGTTTGGGTACGGGCCGAGTCTCAGGAATATTTGTGAGCTACGCGGTAAGCCTGGGCTTGGGAGCACGAAGAAGATCGTGGATAGGTTGGTGAAGCTAGGTGCGTTGAAGAGGGTTGAGGGGATGGGGAGGTCTGTTCGTCCGACTTACGTGTCATTCCGGGGTATGGAATGAAACTAGACGATCTAGTAGCAAGTCTGACTCCTGCGGATCAGGAGAAGCTGTTACAGCAGGTACAGGATTACAAAGATGCTGTGGACAGGGAGAAATGTCAAAAGAGCTTCATGGCCTATGTGAAGAAGATGTGGCCGGGGTTCATTCATGGGCGGCATCATGCGGTGATGGCTAAGAAGTTTGAGGAGATCGCGGAAGGAAAGTTGAAGAGGTTGATCATCAACCTTGGCCCTAGACATACGAAGTCTGAGTTTGGGTCGTATCTCTTACCGAGTTGGTTCTTAGGTAAGTACCCTGAGAAGAAGGTGATCCAGGCGTCAAACACTGCGGACTTGGCTGTGAACTTTGGCCGGAAAGTTCGTAACTTGGTGGGGTCGGAGGAGTACGCAAAGATATTTCCAGATGTGGCTTTAAGACAGGACTCTAAGTCCGCTGGAAGATGGGCTACTAATAGGAATGGGGAGTACTTTGCTATTGGAGTTGGTGGCACGATGACGGGTAAGGGTGCGGACCTGTTGATCATTGACGACCCTCACTCGGAGCAAGAAGCTGCTTTGGCCGCTGGTAGACCGGAGATTTACGACTCTGTGTTTGAGTGGTACTCATCTGGCCCGAGACAGCGTCTCCAGCCTGGGGGAGCCATAGTGGTCATTATGACTAGGTGGAGTAAGTCGGACCTAACAGGTAAGATCCTGAAGACTGCTGGAGAGTTGGGTAAAGAGGATCAGTGGGAGATCATTGAACTCCCGGCGATCATGCCTTCTGGTAAACCTCTCTGGCCTGAGTTTTGGTCGCTTGAGGAACTGTCTGCGCTGAGGGATGAACTGCCCCCGGCCAAGTGGAATGCTCAGTATCAGCAAAATCCCACGGCTGAAGAGGGGGCGATTGTTAAAAGAGAGTGGTGGAAGATCTGGGAGAAGGAACAAGCACCGAGGTGTGAGTTCATCATCCAGTCTTGGGACACGGCCTTTACTAAGGGTGAGAGGAACGACTACTCTGCGTGTACTACGTGGGGTGTGTTCCACATGAACGAGGACGAGAATGACGTAAATATCATCTTGTTGGACTGTTTTCAGAAGCGGATGGAGTTCCCTGAGCTAAAAGAGAAGGCTCTGGCTCACTATAGAGAGTGGGAACCTGATGCTTTTATTGTGGAAGCCAAAGCAGCGGGTGCTCCGCTGATCTTTGAGTTGAGAAAAATGGGCATTCCGGTGTCTGAGTACACCCCGAGTCGGGGGAACGACAAGTTTGTGCGTATAAATTCGGTGGCGGATCTGTTCCAGTCGGGTAAAGTGTGGGCTCCAGACACCCGGTGGGCTAGAGAACTCATCGAAAACATGGCCGCTTTCCCTAACGCACCCCATGATGATGACGTCGATAGTGCTGTTCAGGCACTGATCCGCTTCCGGCAGGGTGGTTTTCTTCGTCTACAGACAGACGAACGTGATGACGAGCGGTTTTTCAAGCGCAAAGTAGCGTTTTACTAAGGATTCAACATGGCAACAAACATGGACCAAGCCCTTATCCCTATGGACATGGGCATGATGACGGAAGAACCGGCTCTTGAGATTGAAATTGAGAACCCGGATGACGTAAAAATTGGAATTGGTGGCATTGAGATTGATCTGATGCCAAAACCTGAGACGGCGGATGAGTTTGACGCAAATTTGGCCGAGTACATGGACGACGGCGAGCTTCAGACTCTGGCTTCTGAGCTTGTTTCCCTGGTAGATGCAGATATCAACAGTCGAAAAGACTGGTCAGATATGTTTGTCAAGGGCCTAGAGGTTCTTGGCATGAAGTATGAGGAAAGAACGGAACCTTGGAACGGGGCTTGTGGGGTTTACTCACCACTTTTGACCGAAGCGGCTATCAGGTTTCAGTCGGAAATGATCACTGAGACTTTCCCGGCTCAAGGCCCGGTGAAGACGCAGATCATTGGTGAGATTGACCAGCTAAAAACTGACGCGGCAGAGCGAGTTCGTGATGACATGAACTACATGCTGACCGAGCGGATGATTGACTACAGGTCCGAGCATGAGCGGATGCTGTATTCCCTTGGCCTGTCAGGCGCAGCGTTCAAGAAAATCTATCCAAACCCGAGTACTGAGCTACCTGCGGCTCCGTTTGTACCGGCTGAAGATTTGATCATGCCTTACGGGGCATCCAATGTTTACACAGCCGAGCGCGTGACTCACATCATGCGTAAAACTGAGAACGAGATTAAGAAACTACAGGTTGCGGGCTTCTATCAGGACGTAGAACTAGGTGAGCCTGTCAGGTTTTTTACTGACATTGAGAAGAAGAAGGCCGAAGAACAAGGGTATACCTTGACCGATGATGATCGGTATCAGGTATTGGAGATCCACGTAGACTGGGACATGCCGGGGTACGAAGATGAAGTTCCTTTGCCGTATGTGGTCACGGTTGAGAGGGGCACTCAGACGGTTTTGGCGATCCGACGAAACTGGGACGAAGCAGACGAAAAAAAACTCAAGCGACAACACTTCGTTCAGTACACGTATATTCCTGGTTTTGGCGCTTATGGCCTGGGTTATATCCACCTTATTGGTGGTTATGCTCGCGCTGGCACTTCCATCATCCGACAACTGGTTGATGCTGGCACCCTGTCCAACCTGCCCGGTGGCCTGAAGTCTCGCGGGCTTCGGATCAAGGGGGATGACACGCCTATTGCTCCGGGTGAGTTTAGGGACGTAGACATTCCTTCGGGGAGCGTGCGTGACAACATCATGCCGCTGCCGTACAAGGAACCGAGCCAAGTTTTGGCGACGTTGCTTCAGCAGATTACCGAAGACGGTCGCAGACTAGCTGCTATTGCTGATCTGAAGATCAGTGATATGTCGGCGCAGGCTCCAGTGGGTACCACGCTGGCAATTTTGGAGCGGCAACTCAAGACCATGAGCGCTGTTCAGGCGCGGGTTCACGCCAGTTTGCGGATGGAATTTAAGCTCCTAAAGGGGATCATCCGTGATTTCCTGCCCGCAAATTATGCGTATGTTCCTGAAGGCGGAGACAGATCTGTAAAGCAGGCTGACTATGACATGGTGGAAGTGATCCCCGTGTCTGATCCCAACGCCGCCACGATGGCGCAGCGGATTATGCAGTATCAAGCTGCACTTCAACTGGCTCAAGGCGCACCGCAAATTTATGATTTGCCGCAGCTTCACAGGCAGATGCTCGAGGTTTTGGGCATCAAGAACGCAGAACTGCTTGTGCCTATTGATGACGATCAGAAGCCAAGAGACCCAATCTCAGAAAACATGAGTTTCTTGACTGGCAAGCCAACTAAGGCATTTATTTACCAAGATCACGAGGCTCATATTGCTACTCACATGGCGATGATGCAAGACCCGATGGTCATGGGAATGATTGGTCAATCACCAATGGCGCAGCAAGTTATGGGCGCAGTCATGGCTCATAACGCCCAACACTTGGCATATTTGTACCGTCAAAAGGTTGAGGAGCAACTTGGCGTTCCCATGACTGTGCCAGATGCTGAATTGAGCGAAGAAACAGAAGTTCAACTATCCAGGCTGGTTGCACAAGCATCTACCCAGCTTATGCAAGTTAACCAAGCCAACGCTCAACAGCAGCAAGCTCAACAGATGGCTCAAAACCCTCAGTTGCAAATGGCACAGGCTGAGCTTCAACTTAAAGCAGAAGAGTTGAAGCGCAAAGAAGCAGACAGCCAGCGCGACTTCCAAATTGCTCAAGGCAAACTGCAAATTGAACAAGCGCGACTAGCTTTGGAAGCCAAGAAGAATCAAGGCGAAGACCCTAGATTCAAAGCGGCAAAAGCAAAACAAGAACTGATCCACAAAGAACAAGCACATCAACAAAAAATGCGGCAACAAGCACAAGCACAGGCAAACAAGAAACGCCCTCAATAAGGAGAACGAATGACACAGTTTGTTATAGCTGACGATGAAAAAGGATGGATTGAGTGGGCTGCTGAATGTATGGCCCACGGGTACTCTGAAGAGTCCCTGAAAAAAATTATGTCTGACAGGGGTGTTCCTGCCAACAGAACACAACCAATACTGAACGAAATTAAGAAGCTGCCTTTGTATGCCTCTCTAGATAGGGTTATGCAAAGGTACAAGCGCTCATGCTCTGTTCTTGATAACTTCCAAAAACTGCAAGAGCAAGATCCGTTTTACCATAGGATAGATCGGATTGAGTCTCCAACACTTCACGAATTTTTTGTTAAGTATTGGTTGGGTTGTAAGCCAGTCATTATTACGAACATCGCAAAGAACTGGAATATTCTAGATAACTGGACTTTTGATAGGTTTGCAAAAGAGTTTGGTGAAGAAGAGATTGAAATTCAAACAAAAAGAGAAGCTGACGCTGAGTTTGAAATTAACAGTGCAGCGCACAAAACTAAGGTTTCCGTCAAATGGTTTATTGATGCTATAAACCAGACCGAAGGGACCAACGACTTTTACATGACGGCAAACAATCAAGTGTTTGCAAAGACTAAGTTCAAAGAACTACTAAAAGAAGTTGGCCCACTGCCGCCATACATGAGTACAGACCCTAACTGTATTGGCTGGCGGCACTTGTGGATGGGGCCTAGCGGGACGGTAACTCCATTGCACCACGACACTTGTGCGTTGATACATTTGCAAATCCAGGGCAGCAAGTTGTGGAGGTTTATATCTCCGTTTGAGTATGGGAATGTGTACAACCACAAACACGTATTTAGCCCAGTAGATATTTTTAACGTTGATTACGACAAATATCCGCTGATGAAGAACGTGCAGTTTATGGATGTTGTGATTAACCCTGGAGAGGCTATTTTCTTGCCGATGGGCTGGTGGCATGGAGTTAAAAGTTTGGACAAAACAATTTCTATGTCCATGACTGACTTTGCATTCCCAAATAATGTATGGACTTATTCTGAGGTAAGGAAGGCAATATGAATCTTGTAAGTGTACCTAGCGCCGTCCATACAGATTATTTTAAATGGCAACTAGAATTTCTTTGGTATGGTCATCAAAAACAATATGGAGAAGATGCCAAGAACAAACTGTTTGCTGTAGTAGCCAAACGTAATACTGCAAAAGATGACATCATTGAAACTCTGCAATGGGACACAACTGCCCCATGCGAGATGGTAGATTCATATTTTGATCAGTTTAAAGGGGACTCACGGGTTGATGGTAACAATGCTATACACCAACCTTTGAATATTGTTTTGGCAGCGTTGGCGGCGGTAAACAAATTTTCAGATGATACAGTTCTTGAGGTAATGGACTGTGACCTTGTACATTTCAGGCCGCATCCAAATATTGAAGTTAAAGATGGAGAGTTGATTGTTTGGACTTCGTGCGAAAACTGGTTTCTAAAGAGTTTGAGCACTCACAAGTACATGATGGATATTTATACTGGAGGCAAAACAAACTATTACATTGGAGGGTTTGTGCCAATTATTGGCACTGTCAAAACCTTTAAGCAAATTTTGCCTGATTGGATAGACATACTTATCCACATGAACACTCTAAAACATACAAGAGAGGTTATGTGGTGGAACTGCATGTATGCTTTTAACGCCGCATGTGAACGGCAAAAAATCAACATGATTGATAAAAAACTATGTTATGTTCCAGCAATTGATCCAATCCTTGATACAAACTACATCGCGCATTATTCATGCGACAACAGATTTCACAAATACTCATACCCAAACATAAGCACAACAAAATTCTTGCAAAACGAGTTTTACTCGTTGGCACATGAATGGCTTAACCACAAAAAACTTGCGAGGTAAATATGGCTGCCACTGCGTTTGACGTGGTTATTAAAGAAATTGAGGAGCGCCGCGAATCCATCGCGCAGGCGCTTATCTCTGGCTCGGCAAAAGATTACGCCGAGTACAAGTTCATGACGGGTGAAATCCAGGGTCTTTCACGCGCTCATGCTTTTATCACCGACCTTGTGCGAAAGATGGAAAACGACGATGAGTGAAATACTCCTGAGTGACGGTGCAAGCACTACGGTACTGCCCGAGAGTGACGCTGAGAAGGCCCGTCAGGTGCCTGATCCAGTGACGTACCACCTACTCTGCATGCTGCCCAAAGCGGATGAAGAGTACGAGAGCGGGCTGGTCAAAGCGGGTCAGACCATGCACTTCGAAGAGGTGATGAGCCCGGTGTTGTTCGTCGCCAAGATGGGACCGGACTGCTACAAAGATCCGCTGCGCTTTCCCAGCGGGCCTTCATGCAAGGTAGGCGATTTCGTCCTCGTGAGACCGAATACGGGCACGCGCCTGAAGATTCATGGTACTGAGTGGCGGATCATCAACGACGACAGCGTTGAAGCGGTTGTTCAAGATCCCCGTGGCATCAAGCGGGCATAAGGAGTAGCACATGAATGCTTACAAGTTTCCTGATGAAGTTGAGAAGGCAGAAGAAGAAAAACTAGAGATTGAGATTGAGGGGGAACCTGAGATTGAGGTTGTAGACGACACGCCTGCCCATGACCGTGGCCGCAAGCCAATGAAGGATGCGCCTAGTGACATTACTGATGATGAACTTTCTCAGTATTCCGAAAGTGTCAAAAAGCGCATTCAACATTTTTCCAAGGGTTACCACGAAGAGCGCCGAGCCAAAGAGGCAGCGTTGCGCGAAAGAGAAGAGGCTGTACGACTTGCTCAAACCCTTGTAGAAGAAAACAAAAAACTACAAGGTTCTGTTGGGCACAATCAGCAAATTTTGCTGGAGCAGGCCAAGAAAGTTGTTGCTGGAGAGTTAGAGCAAGCAAAACAAAAGTACAAACAAGCCTATGAATCTGGAGATTCAGATGCTCTTGTTTCTGCTCAAGAAGAACTTACTTCAGCAAAAATTAAATCTGAGAAGGTCAATAACTTTAAGCCAGCAGTTGCGCAGTCCACAAACAATGTGGTACAACCCGTTTCGCAAACTGCCGAACCAGCGCCTCAAGTTGACCATAAAGCCCGTGCGTGGCAAGAATCCAATCCGTGGTTTGGGTCTAACAAAGAAATGACGGCTCTGGCGTTGGCAGTTCATCAAGACCTTGTAGAAAGTGGGCTGTCAACAACAAGTGATGAGTATTACGATGCAATCAATAGCCGCATGCGTAAACGATTCCCGGAAGCGTTTTCCTCTGGGAGAAGGTCACAAGTTGTGTCTCCAGCAACGCGCAGCACAGCGCCCCGAAAAATCGTGCTGACGCAATCACAAGTTCAAATCGCCAAGCGGCTCGGACTGACCAATGAGCAGTACGCCCGTGCGGTTGCGGAAGAAATGAGGAAACAAAATGGCTGAACGTAACCCCCGTGAACTGGACACCCGAGCAAAGGCTGAACGGCCCAAGCAGTGGATGCCTCCTACAGCGCTGCCTGATCC